GAATGGCCGAGATTTGAATTTCTCGAAAGAACCAGTGTTGAAAACATTAGACTTACAGTTCATTGTCCTGAGATTATCCCAGGATACGACCTGAATATCTTGTTCGCGCCGTTATCCCATTGAACAGTTATGTCACCGCCATTGGGAGTAACAGGCAGGCCAGTTCCAGTATCGATGTTAGCGATCAGTCGGCTTGTACTTTGAGTGCCTGTATCTTTCCAGATGACGATCTCTTCAGATGGATCGCCAGTGACCGCGCTAAAGGTCACATCAGCAGCATCAGCAACCCCAGCCGTTGTCGTTTTGCTGCCGAGCGCACCACTTGTCGCAACCTTAGCGCCTCCCGGTATGTCATCAGCGTTATCGTGTGTGGCCAGATTCTTAGCATAGTCTGCCGCATCGATCAGATAGAGTTTGATCGTATCGGCGTCCCAATCGAGAAGACCCGCGAGAAATCCCTCGCGGCCCGCGTCATACAGTGCATTCGCCATATTCTATCTCCTGTTGAAGTATTCTCCGATTGCTCGCCTTTCAACCGTCTCGCCTTGTACCTGCTTCTGTTGCATCACAGTCAATGGCTCGGCGCAAGTCGGGCAAAGAACAATGTGTCGTTGATTACCGAGCGAGAATTCGAATTCATCGGTTACTCGCCCTGTTTCAGTTGAGTGAATTGTGAAATGGAAAAGGCTCATTACAACTCGGCCTTTTCCATCCCATTTCTCATCGCAAAAAGCGCAGTCAAATTCTTCAGGTAGCGCGAAGGCAGCAACCAGATCGGTCTGGGCTTGATCATATTCTGCTGAGGCTGTGACATACTCTTCAGCCTCCGGATCGCCGAGGGCTGCCAGAGTGTGCAGTTTGCCCCTTGCATCAGCCAGAGCCTGCTGTGCGGCTTTGATAGCAACATCGCGCTCGGTCAAGGTCTTCATAAAGCAATGGCTCCTCCTGGAGCAGGATTCTCGCCGCCTGGTGGAATGGCTATGCCTGTGCCTCCCTGCGTCACCACTGGACTTGTATCGAAGTTCTCACGGTCGAACCTCACAGCCCTGATAGCCGGAGCAGGAGTAAGGCCATCAAGCACAGATATATCTGTTATGCGAATCACACTCGCGCCTCCTCCTGATATTTCAAGCACGAGCCAGTGACCAAGAGTTTCATCGCTGCCCTGATTGTTATAGGCATCATCCTTGAGCTTGATGCTCATTCCGATTTCTTGATAGCTGGTGTTGAGTTGGAGAGTATTAAAGACGACCTCGGCGTCGTGATCGGCCACGCGAGAGTCACCTAGCAAATCCGCATTCGTGTCAACATCGGCCATCAATCGCAACTTGAAAGTTGGTGTAGGAGTGCCAGTATCAACTTGAGCGATGAAGTAGACAGAGAGGAATTGTCCGGGGATCAGAATTTTTCCGAGATCATAGAAGAGATAGCGGGTCGGCACATTCTCCTCGAATCGCAATCGCCGTCCGGCTTTATCCCATTCAATTGTAGTATCGGTCGTTGAGATTACATTGTTGCCCGATACCGGACGATTATGATTCGTGTTGCATTTTTCCCAATTGCGGAGTTGGTTTGATGTGCCTCCCTGATCAACTCGGTCTTGTGTCAGCATCCCATTCTTAACCAGCGAAACGAAGGATTTCTTGTCTGAGAAATCGCCAAGCGCATCTATAGCTATGCCAGTCGATTCTGCGCTTGTGGTTGTGCCTCGGCTGTTGGTGACTCGGTATCTGACCTTGATCGTTTTACCTGTGCCAAAGATTTTTTGAAGTTGTCGCTTTGATAGAGGAACAACCAACTGAGCCTCGCGCCCTCGCACATACCAGTTATTTGTACCACTGACAAAAGCAAGGCTGTCAGGATCATCAATGTTCAAAGAGTTAGTGCCATCATTGATGTTCCACTCTATGAATTGAATCTGACGCTTATCAGTGATCGCGGCCATATCGAACGAACCAACCAGGCCGCGAGGCTTAAACTTGAATTTAGGAGTCGGCAAGGTTGTCGGGGCATCGTCGTCATCCTCAGCCGAATCATTCTCCATTGCTGCAATCGTCAAAGTTGCAATAGGCGAAGCGAGACTTGTTCCTACAGCGTTCGACACATAGAAATAGACTTCCAGAGAGACAACGCCAGCGAATAAATCCTTGAAGTCTTTTTTCTTGAGGTTGAAGGTGTGGGCTTTTTGTATCCCAACATCAATTTTGATTTCAGAGCCAGAAGCTGAATAAGTGCCGCTCGCTTCGTTCAGATACCCTAAGATTGTGCCGACTCCATTCTTGGCTCGAATAACAATCTCTACCTTGCCCTGTGTTGGAAAGGTTTTCATGCTACTGGTTGGCAGAGGGCATTTCACTCGCAAGCCGTTTCGCTTCCAGATCGGGTTCGGCGCACTGCCAATCGTCGGAGCAAAATCATCTCCTAGCTTGTTACTCACCGATGCCGAAAGCTGAGATGAGAAATTATGCTTGCCGTTACGTGCTGCGACTCTGGCCATGACGAGCGTGCCAGCCGCGCCTATTACCTCTTGAAGTACCTTGTGCGACAGGGCATCAGTCTTAATCAGATTGACGCCAGCAGGAGGGCTATTCGGATCGGTTGTATACCAGGTCGGCGTGGCCGAGCCGAGCTTCGCGGCATTGGTAAGCGCGTCAAAATCAATCGACCAGTAGAGATAGAAGACTTCTTTGTTATCCGCGTTAGGATCAGCCCAGGCGAAGCGCACGCCATCTTCGCGCTGTCTGGCAACAAGGCCAGTCATAATCGGATAAGTGAAGCGCGGAGGAGTGAGCGGAATGATCAGAGATGGATAGCTTTGTTTTGCAACTGTAAGCTCAGTGCCGGAAGGATGCGCGATGGCCGTAGTGTTGAGTTGAGGTGCGCGGTTTCCTCCGCTGGATTGGAAAGTCACTGTATTGGTCGTCTTCGCCGTTACCTTTACGATCTCATTTTCTATAAAGGCGAAGTCGTTGACAGTGATCATTCCAGTGCCGTTCACATTGGCAGTCACCGCTGTTGCCGAAAGAGTTGAAGTTAGCCAGGTCTCTTTAGTTTCATCAGGAATGTATCCGAGCGGCCCGCGTGATCGGTTGTGACCGAGCGCAACAAAGAAGACTTCTATTGATTTATTCTTCTTATAATCGATCTCAAAGTCAGCGGTCGCAGTTGGATACTTGACCTCTGCGCCGAGCCGCGCTTGATGGATAGATTCATCCGTGTATTTCCACCACAACTGAAGGGCTGAAATTGGATATTCACGAAAGACATTGTCTGTCTGCTCTGATGCAAGATCGACCACTGGATAAGTCCAGGTTGCTCTGATCGTAGCATTCTTGCCTTCAGTATCATTGGTTGTAATATCGACAACCTGTAGAGTCCCTGGCGTTACATCAGGTGGACGGCCTTGCCTGCTTGTGTCGTCGCTACCTCGGAGCAGATCAACGCCAATACCTGCCGTCGTATCATCGTAGACAGCAGGCTTATAAACCTGACATTCGAAATGGCAAAGAGGCTCCTCACCCGTATCGAATGTTTGAGCGATTACTCGAAAATCATCATTGCTGGCGTTGTTAAAAATGTCCGGCGACTTAACTATGATTATGTCGCCTGGTGCGACATCCAGACCTTCGATCAGTGGAGTTGAAAATTTTATGAAGAGATTCTGATTTTGCTCTTCGCGGAGTATGATCGTGCCATTTATTGATGCATCGTTTTCGTCATGAATGAAACTATCTACTTCCTCATCCACTGGCTTCTGTATATTGCCGCCTGCCCTCTTTTGAGCAGGTGTGTCATACAATATGATCTGCCGCTCGTGTCGATTCTTCTTTCGATAAGTAATCGTAACTTGGTTGATGATCTCTGAAGAGTCTTTTTCGTATAAGAGAACTTCATCATTGTGAATCGTTCGCCCGCCCGACCCCGAATCTATAGTCGCAAAGGTAGCCACTGAAGATTCTGCATTCGATTTGTGTTTGATCTGGATCAAGCCATTGTTGAAGGTCAAACAACAGTGGGCATCAGAAAGCATCCGAGCCACGAAATCAGCTAGCGACATCTGCTCGCTCAACTCGACGCGCACCTGATAGCGAGTCTCAACATAGTTGGCAGCATTCGTCACAGCAGTGGAATCAAACGCGCTGTTTGCCAGCCCTAACCCGAATCGCGCATCGCGCAAAACATCTTTCAGAATCAATACAGGGTTTTCACTTGGTAAACCTGTGTCGATCAGCGGCCTACCATTGGCCAATAGAATTTTGATGTCATCAGCTTTCAGATTATCGAGCGAGTCTTTGTTATTCTCTGTAACAGGAAACGAGGCATATGCATAAGCAACCAGCGGATGAGCCTGCCCATCAGGAAACCGAGTCTTGTTGCCTGGAGCCGCCTGACCGGAACTGCCCGTTAGAAATTCGATCTCTGAAGCTCCCGTTACATCAAACAACCTTGCATTGACCAGATCATTTGCTTGAAACGGTTGCCCTGTATGACATCCGCTTACAATGAAATTTGCATGTAAATAGCCATTCTCAACGCGAGCGGAATAGAGGAGCGGTCTGGTCTTTATATTGCTCACTCCATAGACTAGAGGCACAACAGTTTCGTCCTCTTTGTCCGAACTTCGTTTTTTCTTTCTGTTGCCCTCAAGAGTGCCGAAGTTCTCTTGTTGAATTCTTCGCGCAGGCATAACTACTTCGCGTGAATCCCAGAGAAAGCTTGCCGAGACATCGACTGTTTTGTCAGAAGGATTGAAGGTTGGCCTTCCTGAATGACCGAACCAGAGATTTGCAACACCATCATTTGCATCCAGGTCAAACAAATGAACTCGAACTATAGCGTCTTCGAATACCTGGGAAGCATCAAGGACAGTAAAGGGAAAAGCTGAAGAGCCATTATCCGCTAAGTTATCGAGCTTGATTGTGATCTTGCCGAATTCTCTTTTGCTGCGATCAATGTATTGCGCTGTCAGGCCACCTATAGAGATTACTCTGTTAGCCTGATAAGCGTTGCCCTGGAAAGTAACGGCTTCCCCCGATGAGAGCCGCTGTGTCCCTCCAGACAATTCCCATTCAACCAGCCAGAGCAGCCTCAACGACTGCGAGCCAGTTTTAGCGGCGATTGCACCTGGGATAGTTCTCGGCATATCAATTCAAAAACAAAACATTGACCTCGCCCGACCATCGGCATCGGCCTGAGCGCGTAAAATTGATTTCATCATCTAAAAAAATGGCCGTATGTTTGCCAGTCGTTGCGGCTCCTGTTAGATCGATCACGCTGGTTTGATCAGGATCATAGATAATAAATTCGTGATCTGAGCCTGAACCTCCGCTCACCTGTTTACGAGCCACAAAGAAATTCACAATCGATTCATAGGCCGTCTTTGAAATGTTCTGAAAGACCAATGTGCGCGAGCGATGAATCGCATTAGACTTTCTGTAACGACGATAACCGAGGTTCGCATACACGCGCAGCACTTCGCCTTTAATACCTGTCCGCGAAGAGTAACCTTGTGATGCCATTACAGGGAAAATAGCCATATCTATTTCAAAGCTTTCTTGAGTGGTCGATTATGGCGACCGCCTGCTGTCCTTAAAGAAACGAAGCCATTGCCCTCAAGAGTCCGCATAACTAAAGAGGCCGTGTCTTTCGAATCGAAGTTAAGGATGAGAGGAGGCCCGCTCCCCGGCCCTGATGTAGGAACAGGGATTCGCGTGGGTGGCCGCTCTCGCCTGCCGCCTGTCGATCCGCCTCCGCTGCTCGCCGATCCGCCGCCTGCTGCCGCCCCAGTGCTTGCGTTTTGCTTGTTCAGGCTGCTGGTGATCGCCGCTGCTGCGCCAACTAAGGCAGAGCCGAATGCGACCAGAGCCGCGCCTGCTGCGATCTCTCTTGCGCCTTCTGCTGCCGTGAATGGATTGAATAACTTCGCAGTCCCGGCAAGGATGTGATATGTGCCTTCTGCTATAGCCTGCTGCCCAATTGCGTTGAGAATTCCTGCCAGCAGAGTCTTGCCAAAAACCTCAGCAAAGTTTTCTCCATAGGCAATAGACCTAACGAAAGCTTCTTGTAAAGCATTAGCAAATGCGCCCGCTCCAGCCTGAGCCAAATCCATCGTATTTAGGACAGCAGAAAAAGACTCTCTCAGCCCTCCAAGTACGTCACCCTGGGAATAAGCTTCGATGGCGGCGAGGTGATTTAAGAAAACATCCAAATTTCCATTGCTTAATTCAACCAATTCATTCACTTGATTCTGGGATAGCCCCAGCCTGCGAATAGCGGCATCAGCAGCGTCGAGCTTCGCCACATCGGGAACTCCAAATGCATTGAACTGATTTCCCAAATTGCCGAGACGCTCTTGTTGCGCCTCGAAGTCGCTGTTTGGAATGCCGCTGGTTATACTTGCGGCCATCGCGTCCGCCTGCTGTCGATTGAGTTGTTCAATAGCACGCTGTATCTGTTCGTGTGCTTTGATCTGTCGGTCTATAAACCATTGCAAGAATTCTTCCTGCTTTTGACGCTTATACTTATCAGTCAAATCCCAATACTCTTGAGTGAGACCAAATTCTGTTCTGAGCCTTATTAAGGTCTGCTCATTATCAAACCTATCCATAGCCCTGCGACGATCATACTCATCCTGAGTCGTCTGAATTGCTGCGCGACGTATCGCATCCCGCTCTCGGCGCACAGCCTCATCTTTCTCTCTCAATACAGTGCGTATTCGATTTTGCTCAATATTGGTGATACTCCTGCTTGTTTCTTCGGTTAGCTGCTCCTGAGCTTTTAGAGCTTCGCGCCTGTTATCCATCTCAATCTTGATAAGTGCTATTCGCTCGGCAAATGGATCAGCAGGAACTTCTGCTGCCAAGTTGCTCTGCCTCTGTTCAAGCGCCAATGTCCTGATTGTCTGAGCCAGCGCGCGAGCTTTCTGCTCTGCCTTGTCAGTGTTGTCCGTGAATGCGCTCATACGTTTTGCAGAATTTTCTATAATCGTGACTAGCTCAAATTGGGCAGGGTGTAGTTTGTTTTTGTAGGTGTTATAAAGCTTCCTCGCTTCCGCATCAGTAGCGGCATTCGCAGCCGCTTCGCGTTTCATTGTGTCAATTAAAGCACGAATATCAGAATCAAGAGCAGCCGCTTGCCGTCGCCTGTCTGTGATGCCTTTTTCTTCAAGTGTAGCTATGCCTCGCTGCACAACATCGCTTGCTCCTTCGATTCCTTGAAGCCCTTCGATGGAAATTTTTGGCATTCTCACCTGCGCTAAAGTGAGCGTGAGCATGTGAACTGATTGTTGAAGATTGAATACCCTACCAGTCGTCTGACTAACCTCTTCTGCGAACTTGGCAAGCGAGTCAATATCAGAGTTGACAGCACGGCGCATCGCATCTAGGTCTTTAGGTGCTGATCCAGCACGAGCAGCGAAATCAATCAACTGATCAGTCGTATAGCCAAACACATCGCGCATCATCCTTAATGCAGCCACGCCCGCCGCCACTTTCTGTTGGTTTTCCACGATAGCGAGCGAAGATGTTTTGATCTGCTCCCTTGCCATTCCTACCACGTCAGCCAAACCACCAAAATCCGTTCGCGTTTTCTCCAAATCAATTGCTTTGAATGCTGCTGCGACTTTTACAGACTCTTTCTCTACCTGCTGCTGGGCTTCAGCAATTCCTAACAAAGTTGTAGCTATATTGGCTTCAGTAACAGCCTGGGCATTTTGTTCAAATGGAATGAAGCCTCTTGCGCCAATGGAAGCGGATGAGCCGAGTCGCACATACGATTCGGCGAGAAGAGCATTTGTCGCAATCTCTTTCTCGCCGATCAGGAGAATCTCTTTCTTCGCGTTTCCAAGATTGAATAGAGAAGGGATCAGGCCGCCGATAACTGAGATCAGAACCGTAGTTCCTACAGTCACTCCACCTGTCGCACCTAAAACAGCAGTTAAAACAGAATCGTACCCTTCGAAGACTGTGCCGCTTGTGCGAACCTGACTTGTTAAGCGATTGAAACCAGTGCGAGAACTATCTGATGCAGAAGTGACTTCCTTTATTGCCGCATTCAACAACCTGTTTTCGTTTGAGATCACTGAAGTCTCGGCTCTCAATCTCGCCATCTCACTCGCCATCTTTTTTGCTGCATCGGTTCCGCCTGCTCCTGTAGACTTCAACTCCACAAGGCTCTTATTGAGTCGTGCTATCTCGCTATTGTTCGCACGGATCGCAGCCTCATTGGTTCTAACCGCATTGCTATATTGCTCGGCCCGCTGTTGTGCGGCAGCAACGGCAGCGGCAGCAGGTTTCGCGGCTTTCTCAATGCCGTTAAGTCCAGCAGCAGCTTCTGCACCACTCTTTTTGGTAGTTGTGCCAATTGAGTCTATGTCCTGGTCAAGCGCCGCAGCTTCAGCGCGAGCCTGAGCCGCTTCCAACAAGACGTCAAATTGAACAGCAGCCATAATTACTTTCCTTCTTTAGCATCCTGTCCGGCCTTCCAGGTCTGGTAAGCTTCTCGCCTCTTTCGTTCCAGCTTTACAACTCGAAGATATTCATACTCCCTCGCGTTTACTTCTTTTGGTGAAGGTCTGAAATCTTCAATGAACTCCTCAAGCGAGAGAAGCTCGAAAATGATCCTGCCCCAGATCGCGCTGCCCGTGTCTTCGATTATTCTTTGCCAGAGGTTCCATTCGTGTGTACAAGCCTGACATTCTCTCTCTGCCAGTTCTTCTGGCCCGATCAATTTGTTCTCCTCTTCGTCTTCCCATACATCCTCCGGACATTCCTCAATATGGCAGGAGATTTCATAAGGGTCTTTGTCATCTGAGGCCGCGAAGACAGCTTCAGCAGCCAGAGCTATTTTCCCGATTCATCCTCATCTGGCATCACCTTATCGAGATATGAGTTGACGACCTTATCCATAACCAACTGGCCTCGGTCATTTTTGAGGAAGAATTCTGTCTCGGTTGCATAGCCTTCAAGATTAAGTTCGAGGTTTTCCGTTTTCTGTAATTTCTCTTTAAATACGAACCGAACGGCTTCGCCTGGCTTCCCTTTGCGCGATCCAGGAGGGCCGTGATAGATGGTGCGATATTTGCGAAGGGTTGCTGTATCCATTGGCGCAAAAACAAAGTAAGCAACTACCTCACGGCTCTTGCCAGAAAGAGCAACTCTCACATCATCGCCAGGAATCAGATCATCTAAGGTTGCTTGATTTGTAGGTTGAGTTTCAGCCGCACTCTTTGCCATTTCATCTCCTTGTTAATGTGTTAGGGACTTAAAAAAGTTCAGTGAAATTAAGCGGTGAGCAGATAGCTCGCCACGCTGTTTATAATCGTCCAGGTTCCCGGCCCATCATCAGTAGTATTCCATTCAGGCATATAAGTGATGTTGAGTCTGGTTTCTCTTCCTTCACGGCCTGGAGTAACTTTAACCACGCCTTTTTCACAGCCGAGCTTCACAGATGCGCCAGCGGCTTTTTGGAGTAAAGCTTCGAACTTCACATTCGTGTTGTTCTGATAGTAGCCATAGACCGCGTGCGACTTATCACCCTTGATCGAAAGTTCTATCTGTAGGTCAGGTTTCTGGTCGCCGTACTGATACTCAGCCACGTTTACCCCTGCGGCGACATTCGGCGGCTCTTCCATCGCAGCATTGATTGTGATCTTCAGAGTTCTAAAGACCGAAGAAATGTTTTCGAGTGCCGGGCCGAGCTTGATCGTTAGCATTGAACCGAGCAAACGATTCACTGCTGCATAACTTGTAGGGAAAGTGAAAGAAGCCTTCGCTGTTTCTGAGCCATCTGTTTTCAGGTTCAAGGTAAGAACAACAGCCGCTTTGCCATTGACCTCGATTGTCAGGGAATCAACGACCATTCCTTTGTATAGCCAAATCGTACCCGTTGAACCTGGGCAATCAAGCCCTTCGATCATAGAGAAGCTTGGAGGGATGAGCGTACATATTGAAGGCCACTTGCCAACGTGCGTAAACGGCCCTGCTCCGGTTGTAGTTACCCTTCCCAGCAGCCAGAAAACAAAAGCTGCTATCGTCTCAACGCTTGCGTTGAACTTGCGAGCAAGCGATCCCGTTTTTGATTCAACTTCGTGTTCAGTCGGCCCGCCAAATCCAGTGATCTCATCTTCGTCAGTTCTGTATGTAGTTTCGACTTGGGCGAAGTCAATGTCTGTCATTTTCACCATATCATCGAGGTCACCATCTGGAATCTGAGTTCCAAACGCAGCCTCTTTGCGGTTCAATGCCAGCGCAGCTTTGATTGCTCTTGCATTTGGCATTAGCTCTTCACCTCCTGATCAGTCTTTGACGTGCCTTTTGTCTTCTCAGTCTTCAAGCGCGAGCGCGATCCAGGCACGACCTCAAAGAAACCTTCGCTCACTGCTGTGGCAGCAATCACTGCCGAAACCTCGAACTCTTGTTGATCTGGAGCAGGTCGCCACTGCTCAAGCCTTTCACCGACCGGATAGCTGATACAGGTCGCTATATCCGCTCCTTCTTTGCGTCTTATCTTGACCATTTCTTCTACCTTCTCTTCGGCCATAAATCCTCCGTCAGCAATCTTCGACTTCTACAATCAATCGACATTCAGACCTGTGGCACAGATACGCGCCCAGCAGCACGTCTGTTATGTCGTTTGGAACTGCCAGCCCGCGATGCGAGACACCGCCAAGTCCGCCAAGATTTAAATTCTCGTCAAACTTCTTGGCCATCTCTTCAATCATCAATTGAAAAACTGCTTCACTGGCAAGCGCGTCATCATCGTCGTCAACCACTCCAAAATGACCAACCAGGCTATAGACCTGGGTTACTGAGACAAGATGATTGAACTCGGTCACAACTGGCACTCTTTGAACGCGCCGTACAGACCAGAAATTGACTTTGCCATCTTCATCAACATAGAGCTTTTTGTACTCTGCATCAGTGCCTTCTTTAATCGGACGTCGAACGCGAGGATAGACAGCGCCAATACCAGTGACGAGCCGCATAGTTGCGACGATTCCCATTCTGGTTTGAAGTTCGCTTGCAAGAGCCATCAGTGACTTCCCTCAAGGTCTTTCGCCATCTTCTCGGAAGCTTCATCAAAGATGCGTTGAATCTCGTCTCGTTTAGCTTCCATTGCGCGTTTGATTGGGCGCTTGGGCTTAATTCCGTGATGCTTGATGTGACGTGCTACATTGACAGCTACACTTTCAACCGTTTGACCTTCCTCAATTGTCAGCCCCTTTCGCACGACCCACGCTTCTATCTGTGGTAATGCGCGTAGAGGTTTGCCTTCACGAAACGGGCCAGGCTTGCCTGGTCTGCGTCCCCACTCTGTCTCTTTGCCCGACTCATCCACGCCCTCAATGATCGGCGCGTGAGGTGCGCTTGCGCTCACTCGACCGATGATCTGTAACGGACTTTGTTTGATCACATCAGCGTCAAGGCTGTTGACAAAGAAGCCGAGGTCGTTAGGTGACAATTCAATTGCTTCGCCCAGCACGAGCGTTGTTGAGACATTCATCGCATCGCCGAAACGAGATTCGAATAGTTCAGGGAACTGCTTTAGCTGATCGAACCTTTCAACTGTGATAACAAAATCAGCCATCTCTATCTTCGTCTCCGAGGATGCGTAATCCGAGAGCCGCCATCGCTGCTCTTTGTGTCCCAATTCTTTGTCACTGATGCGGCAGGCGTTCCCTTGTCTTCAGACACGCCGATATGTTCATAGAACTGTTTGCGATATGCTTTAGCTCCATTTGCATACTCGCTCGACTTTGTTTGATAGATCGCCATATCCGCATTGATAATCGACTTTTCACTCGTTTGCCTGTAATGCTGAGAAAGATCATCGCAGCCCTCAGCAGCCATCAGTTTTGCCAGTGCGTGAAAATCTGATTGCTTGACAGTCGTTGTGGTCTCAGTCACAACGTGCGGAACCTTGAAAGTGAACCTAACATCCGATCCGTTTGAAGGCGCACTTGCAAACCTGATCACTTGGCCAGTTGGCTCCGGTTTTCGATACCATCGCCACTCGCGTCGGTCGATCATATTCGGCTCGCCCGACGTCGAGATCGGATACTCAATCTCCGGATCGCCGCTGAATTCTTCATCGAATCCAGTCAGAGCCGAGACAGGAAACTCGCCACTGCCATCTGAGGTGAGGTCGATCACAATCACGCGAGAGACTTTGCGCGAATAGATTTCTAATCCTCGGTCGATAAGGTTGTCGTAATCGCCGACAGGAATAATCTCTGCGCCATCTTTCAGGAGCTTTTTAATTTGTTCTCTGTATTGTGGTCGAAACTTACTCATTATGCTTTGCTTTACTCTCGACTTTGTTTGGTCGAGAGCCGATCATCCATCCGAAGACGTAAGGAGCAGCCGGGCCGAGTGAGATTCCAAGAAACTCACTTGCCCACCAAATACCACTCCAGAATTTTTGCCAGCAGTGAATCATCGTTCTTAAAGAGCGCGGTTGCCGCATCCTCATTCTCCTCACCGGAATGGAATGCGGCAGCCCCCTGTCCGCGCTTCCCTGGGATTCAATAACTCATAAAGAAAACCGAGAAGGTGAAGCTCGGAGTTGTCCCTCCGATTGTGGCAACCGCTCGAATCTTTCTTCCGAATTTTCGAGTGGCCGATACGATCTGCGAAGACGTTGAGCCAGTTACCTGTGTGAAGCTCGCGCCTGCTATGTCGAACCACAATGTGCCGTTTGGCGTATCCTGGAACTTCACGTCCAGCGTCGGCGAGCTTCCTGAGCTTGCTGTGACCGATAGCCAGCAGACAAGCACTTCAGCATCAGGAACATCAAATGGATCGCTGGTAGCTGTGGCTGTTCTCGCCGCAGATGCAAAAGGCACTTGAATGTTTTTGGTGATCTCGGTTATTGCTACTGGCGCAGGATTCGCCTCGACTGGCTGAGTCGGTATTGCGCTCGCAAACAGCAGCAACGCGAAGGCTAAAGATGCAATTAAACCCGTTTTGAATCGTCCTTGAAGTCTATTCAAAATCATCTCAATTCTCCTTTTTCTATCAGCCTCGATCAGTAGCCAGCGGCCTGCTACTGACCGCTGACTACTGGCTATTGGCTACTGACCACTCGTTACACGACAGCCGATTTCACAGCGCCTCTGAAATCAACAGGAGCGCCGCCATAGACGAATCGCACCTTGTACTTCGCCACTACGTCTTTTGCGAAGTAATCGCCTTGCGTCGCATCCATCTGCGTGAAAAATTCCGGCTCTTCGTTGCCGTTGAGGAAACCGACTTCGACAATCTCTCTGTCTTCCGGCGAACAGGTCAGCGCCCAATCATTCGCATCCGTGAAGAACGGCACGGCAACAGGCGTGATGCCCATACGCTTGACCAACTGTGCCAGGGCACTTGTCTCGCCGCCTGGCGCATTGTTGAAGTCGGTCAGGCTCTGCGCGTCGAGGTACAGACCTGATGGCACAGCAAGCGTCAGGCTCATTGTGTCAACGTCCATCTTTTCATTGCTGCCTGGCTCGGTTTGTTCGAGCAATTTAGTGACGGCTATCTTCAAGCCTGCTGTTGCGAGTAACTCTGTGATCAGGTTGTTATGGTCAACGTGGAAGAAAGCTTTTGAATCCGCGTTCAATGTCGGGTTCGACATAAAGAGCGTATTCCAGACGAACTTCAACAAGCCACGAGCGGCAGCGCGGCCCAGCTTGCCGTTTACACGCACAAAGCCGTTGAGGTCATCATTGACAACTGTTTCCCAGGACAGGGACACGACGCGACCTCTTTTGCCAACTCCATAAGCCTCTTTCGTGTCACTCAACGCTGATGGCTCAAGATACTCGCCGTTTTCGCTCACAGTCGGCAGATCACCGAATTCACCGATCAGGATTGCTTCCTGAGTCTTGAAGTCTTTTACGTCCTTGATAGTGGCGATGCGACGCCACGTTGGAGCGAGCGAGCGGAAATCGCGGAGCAGGCGCTTGTTCATCACGTTGGACAGCAATTCAGTGAAGTCCGAAGTGAGCCACGTCGCTTGCTTGGTTATGAGCTGAACCATCGCATAACGCCCTGTCAGGTTTTTGTCGCCAGTAAGGTCAACATAGAATTCTCTGATTGATCGCAGCTTTGGAATTGTATTCCAGAGGTCTTGAGCCACTTCGCCGACTGAGCCACCACTCTGACGAACGTGATGTTCATAACTGGATTCAACAGAGTTGTATTCTTCACGAGTCAGGCCAAAGGCTTTCGCCAGAGAAATCGAATATTTGTCGGCCCGATCTGCGAGAACTTCGGCGCGAGGATTGACGACCATATTCCCTTGCATCACGGCGAGCGTGTCTCGCGCAATTTCAATCTCTCGATTTACAGTCGCCAGACTCGCCTTCGCGCCGAGTCGTTTTTGAATGTTCTGTTGAACTGCTTCCGGTAGGCCGCTCTCGCGCAGGGTCTGCTGAACAACCAGATCGCGCATCGATTGAGGCAATCGCTCGAAAGCTATCTCTTCATTTTCGGGATTGCCCTGAGTAGCTGGAGGTTGGATTGCGGGTTGCTGGAAAGTCGTCACAGCCTGTTTGACGAGGTTTTCATCAGTGTGAATTGCATCAGCAACCTGATCTTCTGTTGATTCAATCGTCACGCCCTGAGCGCCCGCTGTAACGAGTGACTGGCGCACGATTCCGAATTGCATAAAGTTGGTCTTGAATAACAAGGCCAGCGCAGTTTTCCACATAGAATTTTCTCCTTCGGTTGATGTCCGCCCACGAGCGGAAGCCAGGGCGTATTTGACTCTGCCGCCTGCTGCGGCATCTGTTACCAGGTCGATTGAAATTGGTCTGACTTCGGTTGCCTCGGTCGCTGATTTGCCGTCAGACCAGTTGACCTGTTTGGTTTGAATTGCGACCAGAATTGAAGCGCCGTAGAAATCGAGGTTGCGAGCATCGTATGCGGCCTGAATATCGTCTCTGAGCCAGGCGGCTGAAGGTTTGATATTCAATGTTGCATCCAGTCCCTGCTCAGTGACTTCAAAGTCAGTCCAGAAACCGACCTTGTCTTTGATGGATCGTTCCGGCAGTTCCTCCATTTGGGAAGCGGTTGGATGATCAGCAAAGCAGGCTTGATATTCCCATGTGTGCTTTTTCAGAGACTGAGCAAAAACGTCCTTCTTCCAGACGTGACGAGTTTTGCTGAGTCCCCAGGCGACGACCTGGAATCTCCATCTGAAGCCTTTCCCATCAAGAGCCTGTCTTATCAACAGACCTTGACTCACCTGAGTTGCTTCGCCATTGCCGACCTCGACATATTGCTCTTCAACTCGGACAGGATCGCCGAAAGTCACCTTATCGCCGTCGATCTGGTAGCTGATCTTGAAGAGATGGCTAGTTTCATCTTCGCAGGCGATCAGGTAATCATCGAAAACTTCTTTCGGATACCAGAACCGGCAGCGGTCAGAGTTAGGCTGTTTGAACTGAGCGCGCAATGCTCCGCCGATCTGTTCAATGATGTCGGTCAGGCTCTTGTCAGCCTGCTTTGTCAGGCTCACTCTTACCGGATCGCGGCCCGCAGGCGCTGTTGATTGCCGAACGATGCTAGGAATACTCATTTAACCTCCATTTAATTAGGTTCAAATCGCCTCAAATCCGCTCTTTTCACCCCGCGCCGAGCCGTAAGACCCCTGAAATCGCCACAGGGCAAATAAACGCGATTGCGGGGCTACTTTTTGAGCGCGGCGTTGATGACCCTTGTTGCGGCAGCTTCGGCAATCGCAGTGACCTTCTCAACAAACTGCGGATCATCCAGATCAATGCCTGAATTGATGGCACTGTCTCTGGCTGCCTTTCTCGTCTGCTGCTCAACGCGAGCCTTCTCAATCAACTCGTCACTGACTTTTGTGCCATCATTGAGAATCAGCGTTTTGCTATCTTTGGATTTGCTGAAAACATCCTCTGGCTTAACATCCTTGATGGATTTGTATCGGGTAATGTCTGCCATCTTCTTTCTCCTTAATTGCCGCTATGCGGCGAGTCTCGAAACAACAGGCTTGCTGATGCATCTACACCGAACCGTATTCCGAGCCGATCCAGCGGGGTCTCTCGGATATTGCAACTGCTCAACAAGCAGAGCATCAGCACCTATCAGAAGGCCAACATCGAAAGGCTCATCTACCTCTCTGATCTGGCCGTTTGTTAGTGAGTGAGACAATCGCACTCGATTGTCTTTTGCAGTGACCCATTGCTTTTTCAGGTCATAGCCAGCCCTTCGCATCGATTCACGATTTGCCAGCATTTTTGCGTGCGCCGCGATTGCCTGAATTCTCAGCACCTCGGTTCTGATGATTGCCTCTGCTCGCGCAGCAATCGATTTGAATCGCCCAGGCTTAGTGAGCGAGGTTCCGACCTGATCAACAGCATCCTTGACGCTCAACCCGCCCAGGGCTGCACGCCTCACAATGTTTGTGATCTGTGAGCGCATCGCTTCTGTGAGGCCAGTTACATACTCAACCGAGAAATTTGCAGCAGTGATCGCCACGTTCCGGCTCACACCTATGACTGGCGAGGTCGTCATCTTGATCGGCGCATCGGCAAGCTGCTCGCCAAACTCTATTGATCGCGAGAGGCTCACTCGCAAATGGTTTTCAAGCTGTCGTCTGAACTCTTCAATGCGTTGCTCAATTGCTTTGAGTACCTGACGCAATACCGCCATATCGAATTCGCTTCGGCCCTGACCTGCCATCTCCGCGATAATGTCTCTCTGTGTTCGCTCCAGCAGTCTCAGCCCTTCGCGCACAGCAGCTTCGTCGTGCGCGAGGATCGCCTCGATAATCTTTCGCACTTGCCTCACAAACTCTCTTTCGTTGAAGTCAGGCATCAGGCCACCTTCTCCTCTTCCTCGTTTGTCTCTGCAAGCTTCGGAAAAGGCTTCTTGTCGTAATCCTTCAACTCTTCGGTTTCCTTCTCGGCCTTCGCTTTTGCCATCTCTTCATCGACGTCATACTCGATACCGAACTGAGCAATGAAGGATGCGAAGATTTGCGCCGCAGTCTCTTGCGCTATCCATCCACGCTCCACAGCCATATCGAGAGACGCAGTGATCTGTGCTACAACTGAGCCGACGCGAGACATATCTTTTGTCGAAAGCTCTGGCATCACGATCTTGAATTTGCGACTGAGCCTGCCGTTTTCAATCTGCCGCTTTATTACAGGTCGCTTGAGCGCGACCTGATCGATCACATAGTCGATGATCTCTCTGAAGATTGCTCTGACCTGTCGTTGTCGAGCCGAGAGAGCTTTGAGGATTGGCAGTTCAAGATTTTCAGAGCTTGCGCGGTTAGCTCCTTCAGTGATGCCAAAGAAGAAATCTGATAAGTCAGAAGCGCCCAGGGCATCTTTGCGGATGCCATTTGCCAGCATACGTGTTTCAGTAAATTTCAAATCCGGAGCGACGGCATCCCATTCAACATTTTCATTGTGTGCGCGGATCGACCCCGGAGCAGGCGCAGTCTGTGTTTCAAGCCACTTCTGAATATCCGGCTCGGATTTTCCTGTCAGCTTCACATCCCAAATGAAGTTGAGAAGCAACTGCACGCGCTCAAGATCGTTGAAGGTTGCCTGATCCCAGGCGTCGATAATGTCGGCCACAGGTTCAAAGTCTGATCGGCCTCGCGTCGCATCCGGAGCGCAGTTGATTTTGAATTGGAAGATGTCACCAACTCGATAGTTGGCACTCTTCGAATGTGGATTCGCATCGCGGTTGATAATCGCGTACTTGCGCTTGACTGAGAGGTCGTAATAAGCAGAGTAGCCAGCCCCAGCGCCTGGCTTCATCCAGACCTCGCGCATAATGCGCCTGTTATGCCTGTCAGGGAAAACCTGCTCGACTTCGATAGGATCGATCCAGCCAAGCTGCACAGCGCCTGAAAAGTCATTGACGAAAGTAGGGATGTAAAGCTCGCCGTTGATCCCTAAGTAATCGACCATCTGGATTTGAAATTCATCCAGGTTATTGACTGAATCACAGAAGAACTCATCAATAAGAGGCTGAATGATCTTCTTGTCCTCGGCATCGATCTGGATACCATCGCCGATAACGAAGTCTCTTCGCGTCTTGCGAATCTTGTTGCCGAGAGGATTCTGTGCGGCGAGATAGTTTGCTATCTCAATGAGCCTGTCCTGTTCGATTGGCTGGAGATCGCGGCGAGACTGAGTAATCCCGCGCCACTTATTATCGTCAGGATCGATGCCAATTGAAGTCGCAGCTTGCTTGACGATGCGATCAGCTTCACCGCGAATCAGATCGCCGACAGTTTGCCCTTTATGGTACTCGACGCCGAGATCACGCGCTGCCATTTTGACGAGCGCCTTGACCTCTTTTTTCTTTTTGTCTTTCTTCTTTCCCATCTATCGTCCGTATGAGAGAGTGATTCACGGCTCCTCGCTATAGAATCACTCTCTCCAGTCATCGACTGTTGGAGTACTGCGACCTGCTCCTCGTAACGGTCACTCCCTCTTTTGCTTTATTAAAGCGGCAGGACTTCAACTCGCTTCACGTCTTCTGCTTTTCCGGCTTACAATCAGAACCTCTTTCTTCTTTGAGTGGAGGAAGCCCTGAAACGCATCATTGCAGAACTGCTCGACGCTACCCCTGCCTGTTTTGGCGAATACCGTTACCGCACATCTTCAGCCTGGATGCTGTTCCAGGTTCCAGGCTCATTACCTGAGTGGCGATGTGCCTCTTTGACGAAATAGCCGTTCGGCCCGAAGATGCCAATTAAATCGACCAGACTGGAGCTATTAGGCACACCTGGAATTGGCTTGCGCTTTTGAAGCTGCTGGCCGCTCAGTAGCACCACGCAGGGAAACTTCACTATGTGATCTTGATACGGCCCGGATTTCTCTATAGGCAGCGGTCGATAGAATCCTCGCTGGCCTGTTTGAACATCTGCACCAGAGTCAATGTCTGCCCATAATTCTGCTGGTGATTTTCCAGCGCCTTTTGATTTCGCCATTTCAATTCTCCTTAAATCTTCGGCGGCCAATGCCACGTATTTGGCTCGCCTTGTTCGTTGTAAAGCACAGAAGTTTTCCAGATCGGGCTGGTCTCAAATCCATCATTTGTGCCATCCACAAACACGAACAGATTCACGAGGCCAGTTCCGAGTGACCAAATGCGACTCACTTTTGCGGCCCTTACTTCACCATCGGGCAGCACGTAATGAACGTCACTGCCAAGCTGTAGCCCTTCCATTAGGCTGCCCTCCTGAATTTGCGAAGCCCCTTTATCGCTGCCATCCGTCGGGTTTCCTGTTGCACCTTCAAGCGATCACGAGAGGTCTCGCCGTCTGGGTCTTTGCTTGCGCTCGCTGCTGGAACTGATTGGTTGCCGATTGCATCAGCCGATTCAATTCCATCAATCGTGTCATCGTAAGCGCCGGGATAATCTTCCATTTCGGAAAACCACTCTGGCCTGCGCGTTTCGTCTTCCCACTTCTTAGGAAATCGCACGCCTCCGTTTGCAACTCTGATGGATAGCCGCTCGATACGGGCATTCTTTTCTTCGGTATGTAAAAGTGTGTGAACAACTTTATCGATTCCTATTGCTCTTAGATCGTCCTGGAACTGAGAGCCAAGAATGTCACCGAAAGAATTTTCTTCAACTGTTAGCTCTACATTAGGATCGGCCTTTACGATTGGAGGAAACCATTCAAGTATTTTGCTGCGTGCTGCGGTTGGAGTAAGGCGGTCACGAAAAGCGTCAACCAGATAAGTAATTCGCGTTGCTGGATCGTACAGAGTCTCTATATAGCTTGAGAAATCTGATTTCTTCCGGCCTTTGCCTTTCTTGCCCTTCGATGGATCGCTGTAACAAATATGCTTGAGCGTTTTGCCTTCCAGTTCGGCAGGCGAGTAGTAAAAAAGTCTGTCGAGATTGAATAACTGCGTGTCCGGATCGCGCGGATCGCACATATACTCAGCCCCGAACTTAGAGCGCAGCAGGGCGCGAATCTTCAGTATGCGTTTGATGGTGAACCGCGCTGGCCAGTTAGAAATCCATTCACCCGTCGCATCACGGCGCATTACAGGGAACTTGATTGAAGAGAAAAGACGCTGGCCATCTTCGTCTTTTATGCGTTCAGCGCGAGCAATAATACAGTCGAAATTGATTGGCGTACCTATAAGCTGTACTTGCCCGCGCTTAGGATCAAGGGCAGGAATAACAGCAGACATCAGCCAGTTCCAGGCTTTATCCCTCTGCTCTTTTGTTTGGACATTTTCATCATTGTCCAAGTCGTCAGGCTTAATACAGGTCGGCCTTTGCGCTCCGTGTCTGCGACCACGCATCTTTGCGCCCCGACCAATAGCATCAGCGCGAACATTGTTAGTTGTGACTATTTGCCCTTCACGCCAAACAACACGGCCATCCTCGCGTCTGATCAGTTCAACCGAATCCCACTTACCGCGATTAGGCTTCAGGTTTCCAAAGTCAGCTTTGATTTTTTCGTTCGAGGCCAACTCATCTTTAATATCTTCGAGTTGACTCCCGGCCTGGGCAAAAGTATCGCCAATGAGGATTATGTAAGGATCAAGCCCATGACAGATTCGGCGCAATGTATCGCACAAGTTTGCAATAACCGATTTGGCTCCGCCTCGAAAAATCTGGATAGCGGTCAATCGCAGATCGGGATCGCCACGATGGACTTCAATGCCTAGCTCTTCTTTCCATCGCTCAATGTCTTCATCTGTAAAATCCTCAGATAAAACCTTGTCGAGAACTTCATGAAATTCAGCGCCCTCTTCCTCGAAATAATGAGGCAAGTAAGTTCGCCCGAATTCCAGCGCAGAATATTGCGTGCGGGCCAGTCGCTCTTCACGAGTGCCATCAGATTCAGTGAAAGCGGCACGGCCCGCATTCAATGCGTCGGTTGCAACCTGAGCAGCAGCGCGTTTCTGCTGCACTAGCTCAGTCGCAGCAGCAGCTATCTTGCGGAATTCTTTGCGAGATACTTTCCTCTTTGGAATTTTGAACTTTCCGCTTTTCATCACGCGCACAAAGTAGCTTCAGTTATTCGCTGCCTGGCAATCGAGAAGTAATCCTGGTCAAGCTCAATACCGATGAACTTCCTACCCATCGAAACGCTTGCCACACCTGTCGAGCCGACGCCCATACAGCAATCAACAACTGTTTCAGTTGGCTGACTGAGTGCGCTCACCAACTTCTCAAGTAATGGCAGTGGTTTCTGGTTAGGATGTTGGCGTTGATGACCAAACAGATACCGCAGAGAAAGCACAGAATTAGGACGCCTGCTCTTGAAGTTGTATGTGCCTTTTGTCGCGTACCATATAACTTCGTGCTGAGGCCCGAAATCTTGTTTGCAGTTTCCTGCTCCGTGAATTTGCTTATCCCAAATAACTTGGGAACGAATATTCCAGCCTGCGGCCTCGATAGCCATTCGGAAAGTCTCTTGAACCTTCCAGGTGCAAAAGCATATGAGTCGTCCACCACGCTTGGCGATTCTGTATGCGTCATACAGCCACCAGATGAAGGGACGGCGATCATTGCGAATAGTCTCACCAGCGCAAGACCTGTAATTGATCCCGAAAGGGGGATCGACAACGAATAAATCAACCGAATGATCATTAAGCTTTCGCATAACATCTAAGCAATCGCCTTGATAAAGTTCAGCTTTCTTCATTCGGTTTCCTATCAAGCAGCGTTTGAATTCAGACATTCTTCGATTACCTCTAAGACTTCCTCGCTGCGCCGGATCAGCTTATCTACCACTGTGGGTTCTTCTGCGGACATCCATTGCAAAACGATTTGCCAGGTCTTGGCAGCGATCCCAAAGCGATCACGCTCAAGGTCGGCCTGTCGTTCTGCCAATTCAATGCGCCGCTTCTCAAGAGCGGCCTTTTCCTCCTCTATGCCGAGTTTGCGGTCACGCTGTTCAACAAGAGCGTGCCGACCAACCTCTTTTGAAATTTTCACGACATCAATGTCGCCCATCTCTTGATCGAATCGAGCGACAATGTGTTCAGTCAGTTGCTTTCTCAACAACTGCGCTAGTAACCCGCTCGGATTCTTCGACGCTCCATCAATGATTGCCTGTGCGTCTGTTTCCATCAGCGCAACCACGCGATCACGTTGCTCTTCTCGCGCCTGACGCTGCCTGTAGCGAGTCAGGTCTTGGGGGGTAATGTCTTTGACATCTTCAAACAGCCCTGATGATTTGCAGGCTCGGCAAATCTCCTCATATGTTCGAGTCGAATCGTCAAGCAATCCTTCAAGCAACGCCTTCGCTTCAGAGTGTTCAGGCTGTTGCAATTTGTCGTAGAAACCTTTTGTAGCTGCGCGATGTTCGGTCACGGTCGGGCTACTCCCTTGACTCCGTCTTCATTTCCTTCCAGGAAATGGCGTCCCTTTGAGCGGATTTTGAGAAGTATCTTTCCTGACTCTTTCGAGTCGAAGCTTGTTCGCAGGCAGAGATTGACATACTTTCGCGCTTCAACTTCGTTGCGCTCTTCCGACAGATCGTCCGGGAAACAGCGGATCAGTTGTTCTGACACAAGCCAACTGACCTGCTTCATGAAATCTTCCCAGGTGAAGGGATAGTTGAAGCTGTCGAGCAGCGAGCGCACAGTCTTGGCGCGAAGCGGCGCTTCAGACTCATACAGAATTTGTATGAGCTTCAATCGCGCATCTTCCATGTAAAGTTGATCAGGAGACTTGGCCATTGTCCCTCTTCATTGCACCTTCAAGTATCAGCAATCGCTTGTTAAAGCTTTCGCGGTCTCTCATAGCGGCTCGTAGAAAAATCTTCAGTTCTTCAGTGGCATCAGCTTGAACTTTGAACACATCACTGAGCTTGCCCACTGATGTAGCTTCCTCGCGTCTGACTGCGAGTTCTTCTTTGCGGAATTCGATCTCTTTCTTGCGAAGTTCGATTTCCGCAAGGCGTACACGCTCCCAATTCGGCAACCCTTTCCAGTACACCCAGGCACAGATAACAAAGAAGCCGAGTAGAGGCGTGACGCCTAGAAAGTCTTTCCAGTCAGGCACTCGCTATTCCTCCGAGGCTTCGAATTGTGAGCTTGGCAACTTCACATCACTTGCAGCATCCTTCGCAGGCTTGCCGCCACGCAGAAGAATGCCTGGAGGAAAGGGAATGTCGCGCTTCTCTAAGACAGCGTCAGTCACATCAGCGGCATAGATGATTGCAGCGCCTGCCAGATCGTCGTTACCCACATCATCTGAATCTGCCTCTTTAAGCTGCAACCCGATTGCTTTCAGCATCGGGAGAGCTATCGCCAAAATCATTTTTTTCATTTTTCAAAACTCCTTCGATGTTTATTGTTGGTTAGCTGAATGGCTGAACCAGTCTAGCCCCCGTTAGCCTGATCCAGCCCTTTCAGCCTTCTACTGTGCTTTCACCTGGGGAGGAATAAGCAGCAGCAAGAGTGATCAATTTTTCCAGATCGACTTTGAAGCCTGGACAAGTCTTGTTTGAACGAATAGCGCGATGCGGAATGATATGATCGGCATCGCAGGGAATCTGCCATCGCTTACAAATCGCGGCGATTAGTTCCGCGCTCGCCAGATACATTGCATCCGTCCACTCATCAGTGGCCTTGCCTTCGTGTTCAATGCCAATGGTGTAATGGTTCGGATTTGCTTTCCCGTTATCGATGATCAGTTGAGCAGTCGGTTGATGAATAGTGCCTGCGTGATATGCCGTGTCTTTCTCATCAACGTATTGATGAACCTGTCCGGCCTTTCCTACGCAGTAGTGTGCGCTGACATACGATTGAGGATCAGCAAACCAGTTGTCACAGCTTGCGAGGCTGCCCGTTGAGATGTGAATCACAATGGCTTCAGGCTTGCGGCCATTGCGACCTTTCCGCTTGTGCGGCGTCTGTTTCTTTACGATGTCCATAGCGTCCAGAGTCCTCAGCAAAATAGTGGGAGCGTTACGCAAATCCACTCCCACGATCACAACCAGTTTTTTCAGGGAGGATGCCTGTGGCTCAGGCAACGTAAGCTGTATAACACAAGGAAAATGCCAGCGGATGGATAAAGTAGAGACTCGTAAAAAGTATTGGTTCTAAGAGGTTCTAAGAGGTTCTAAGAGGTTTACTTGAGTTTATCAAAGAGGGACATTTGACCATCATCTTGCGGCTTTATTCGAGTGGTCGTCGTTACGGTTTTGCCTTTAGTCTTCACTGTCTTTGTGATTTCAAGATTCATGTTAGGCTGCTTTAATGGATCGAATCCCAGCCAATCAACAAGGTCGCTATGCAGGACACGCGGAGACCTTACACCATTCGAGTATATAACAGGCAATTTTTTAGTGACATAGATTGCCCTTTTAATGGTGCTTTCACAATATACATTCAACGCGACAATTTGTTTGATTGACCAAGAACGCATAGGGGCATTCCTTTACTACTCAAATCTCAATATCGTCCAGTTTCTTCAAAAGCCTTTCTCTCCTCTTACTCAATAGCTCATATGATGCCTGAAGAGTGTAATATCGCCTCATCTTGTTCGCCTTGAGCGCCTTCGATTGCTCTTCCATATTTTTGTTGATAAGCGCCTCAAGCTTTTTCCACTCAATATCGGATTCGATCATCGTAAGTCTGAAGTAATCGATAACGATGCCTTTATGCTTCAGGTATGCCACTATCGCATCCTTTGAGAAGCTTTCAATTGTTCGAGTCTTCTTTGACATTGTTTCACGTAGAACAATTTATTTTGGGAATGCGTCCCACTCTCGACCGTCGAGCCTTCGGCCAGCGCGATGCTTGCCGACTCGATACATAAACTCAGCATCAAGTGTTCGACCCTTCTCTGTAGCTATCCGACCATCAGGCTCAACCCACACGCCAGGCAAGTTCAGATGGAACCAATCAGGATGAATCCAGCTACTCGATTTGACATCATAAGTGCCGATGTCTTGCCAGTGCGCGTATTCCCCCCATTGCTTAAAGTGAAAGGCTACCTGTGCGTCTCGGCATTGAACGCGCAGACTATGTGCCCAATCAGGGTGCATAGGGCGCGATCCGGAGCCGGATTCACCACCGACAATGACCCAATTGACATGAGAGTAAAGGTTTGATCTCCAAGTGCGGCGATGTTCCCATCTTTGGTGGGTCGTAAAGTTTTCAATAAAGTCTTCACCTGTAAGCGCGTCCCATCCCCAGCGGTGAGTAGTGTTCTGTTCGACAACAAGCGTTGTCAGATCAATTGGCCCAAGCAGCGGCTCTGCGCTGATGAACCGAACAGCGGCTGGCGTCAGCAATAGCAGAGGGATGCGCTGAACCGCTGTCTTCTGGTCTTCGGCGGTCACGCCGAGCCAGATATGAGGAAGCGGCCAGTTCTCCGTAAAATATCCCCAAGTTCTCTTATTCTTATTTAGCCAGCTTCCAATATGGGAATAGTTAATGCCGATCCTACAAACAGCGTCCAGAACTCTGAGTTTTCTCTCAGGCTCTAGCATATATTCGAGCATCCTCTGTGGCCGCTTTGTGAGAACTTGAAACGTATGATGAGGAGATAGAGCCATCACCGCGAATATTCGATCTATCCATTCATCAGAAACCCAATGACCGAATATATCCGTCATTGAGCATACAAAAATTTTTCTCGGTCTCTTCCATCGCAATGGCTGAGTCAGAGTTTCTTCATCAAGGTAAATCTTCACCTGATCTCGTGATTGTGGCTTGTAGGGTAACTTTGTACCCAATTGAAAGAATCCCTTGTTGGTTTGCTCTGCATAGCAATTACGGCAAGCATCAGAGATATGCTCACAATACCAGCCGATTCGACCAGTTAATAGATGAATTGCGCGAATCATATTCCAAGTCGCGTCAGTCCACTCTATGCCACTTCTATCGGCCATCGCTATTCCTCCTCAAAGTAATCATCGTCGCAATCGTCATCATAGAAGTAATCTTCATCGTCCGGGATTTCACCATATGAAACCTTGTATCCAAGCTCTTCCGCTTTTGCTCGTGCCACTTGTTCAGCCTCGCCCCATCCACCATCAACTGGAAGATCAAAGGAACCAAGATAAAGTTCTCTCGGAAATCCTATTTCACTCACTGTTGCATAACCGCGCTTCTGAGCCGCTTCCTGTGCCTCCTGTGATACGAATCCACAGATACAAGAAGGCGGGCCGGGAAGCTCACTCAACAGCACAATCTTTGCGTGTGGAATAACCCAGACATCAACTTTGTTCATCACCACAACTCCTGCGTGTATCGGAAGCCTTGAAAGCCTCGCCTCTTGATTGGTGTTTCCGGTCGGCTAACCGGGCCAGTGCAGATCGCCCAAAAGCGCGGCGTGCGGATCGTATCGTCCCAGCATCTGATCTCTGCCTCTTCGCCTGGAATATAACCAGCGATGTTGAGCCTCACTTGAATCTGGCCTTCGACCAAAAGATACATATGCAGGACGTCTACCGTTGGCTTGGCGCTCAGAGCGATGTAGATCGCTTCTATGCCTCCAGCCTCAAGTAATCCAATTGATCGCCTATAACGCTTCGCTCCGATTGATTCATTGCCATACAAAGAAGGCAGAGTGCGTATGATCCCTGTCGGTCGCTTATCCATAAAATCAAAATCTCCTTCTTTTTATTAGTTGTTGTATTTTTACCCGCGATCAACAGATCACGAATTTAGAGCCGATAGGAAAAGCCTTCGCGTTCTGAAATCCGATTGAATGTAGCCCGGATTGCATCTTCGATATTGATGCCCAATCGTTGTGCGAGTAGATCAAGATAGATGAAGGTATCGCCTATCTCTTGCGCTATTGCGGCTATAGCATCTTCGCGGCTTTTTGGCTGTTTCAGGTTGCCGCTCTCAACAGCACATTCGATGCGACGAAGCTTCTTAACAGCGTCGCAAACCTCGCCAGCTTCACCTGCCATTGCGACTGCCCAATCAGAGATAGACCATTCTTCAAGTCCACCCTTGTGCCACTCGTGTGCGCGTTCCAGGTTGACTTTCGACACCTGTTGAAATGTAAGTTTTTCGTTGCTCATAAACCCCTCCTTTAATCCTTGCGCTGATACTTCGCCTTGAGTATTTGCTTGTCTTGGCCTGAGCGGTCTATAAGGCTTAAGCCCAGACCAGCAGCATTATCTTTTGTAAGCAGACAACCTCCTTGTATCACCCATTGCAGGTTGTCCATTCGGAACCACATCACGAAATTCACCATACCTCCAAAATCATCCATCTCGATTCGATGTCTCTCATCGATGTCAAATATAGTTTTCATCGAACCCCCTTCAATTAATCCCAAGCTCTCGCTTGATCTGCGGGATCGCGGCCCGGATCATCGGCTGCGAAACCCTCTCTTTGTCTTGCGCCTTCCAATACTTCGACCCAGCGCAGTTCAACAGAATCCTTATGCAGCTATGAGCCTGCTTATGAAGCAACATCTCAACGCGCTTACATCTGAACCTGTCCTGTAAAAACGATTCGCGCCCGAACTCACTCCAGCCGAGATAGCCAAATAAGCTATTGATGGCCTTGCGCTGGCCGATAGACGCGAGATGTTCAACCTGCCCTCCTACTGATTGATCGCTGGCAGATGAGTGTTTCGGCGTGAAGTGAAGAACATTCGCGCCCGCTGCCTGGGGAAGTCTTGGTTGCTTTTCTTCCCTCACAAGCGCGTCGATCAGTCGAATCAATTCCGGCTGTGTGAGTTCTGTTAAAGAGGCGATTCGAGGCTTTCTCAACTCAGCTTCGGCAAACATATAGAGAGCCTCTTTGTAGTCGTCAGAGCCTTTCTTCAGGTCTTTGCGTAGATTGCCCCAAGTGGCGTGAGCCTTCGCATACATACGCCTGCGAATCTCTTTCTTATCGGCTGCGGTCTTTTGTGCTGCGCTCATTGTTTGCTCCTTAAGCATCGCGGATGATGCTCACCTATAAGTCTTGGTTCCCCAGGCCAGTCTGTGCAGTGACACTCAATTTCAGATTCCAGGATTTCTCCGACATTGCGAGCCAACCTGTCTTTTGTCTCAAAGCTGGTCGCGTATGTGAGAAATGCTTTCCAGTCTGTGAAGATCATCACTATTGCTCCAAGTCCAGGCGAAGCTGGCCAGCAAGCTCCGGATAGTTGGCTTTGACTATTCGGTTCAAGGTATGAAGCTCGTCTAATGCCTGGCCTTTGAAGGTTTCTATGTAATCGAGCATTTCCTGCTTTGAAGAACACCACCAGTAACCGGCTGGCTGTTTGCGTCTCGACACGATTGGAAAGTGATGTTCTTTGCGAAGAGAACGAATGATGTTTTTCACTGTCCTGTCAGTGACTTTTCTATTCATCGACAGGTCTATTGAAATACGAATCATTTCATTCTCGATTGGTCTATCGCTACGAGCATCAAGCAAAAGGTTTGCGACATAGGATTCCAACTCGGTCAGCTTGTGACCACGCAACGGGTTTAATAACTCGTTTTCGTAGACTTCAAACTTCAGTTGTTCAGGAGATGGATTCATTACTTGCTCATCTCTCTCATCTTCGCCTGGATCATCTGCCACTTCTGTTTGGCCTGATCTTCAGTGAGTTCCGGCAAGTCAGAAAGCAACCTGCTATATATCTTTTGAAAGATTGGGTTGGTTTCCTCTTCGACTAGGATCGCCAAATCATCAGCCCACTGTTTGCGCCAGTCTCTCTCGGACTGAGCGCCGACTTGCGAATCTGCCTTTTTCTTTTTCATAGCCTCAATGTCCGGTGTGATCACTCCTATTGAATAAAGGACTTTGTTATTGCTTCGCGCCCGATCAGCGCAGGTTTGAATAGCTTTCAAAACGACTTCAATAGATGTTTGAGAATCAAATAACTGCTTTGTGAATTCATACTCATAGGAGGTCAAACGGCGACGCCCGGTTATAGGAAGCCAGACGTCGCCTATCGCTTTTCTATATGCCTTCAGTGTCATCGCTGTTGATTCTTCATCACCTTGAGCTTGTTAATGGCCTGTGCAAATTCGGCCTCATCGAAGGAAGCGGAAGAGTTCACATCGAACTCTTCAAGCAGCCAGTCTCGATATGCCGAAAGGTTAGGCTTGTTATCTTCTCCTATAGTGATCAGCCCAACTTCTTGAGCCAGAGCGTGAAGCTCGGCCAGAAAGTTCCTTCGCAGGCCGGGCCAGTCTGGAACCTGGACAACTTCGTTAGGCTCTTGAACAAAGCGGATGTCGCTAGGCTGAGGCTTGTAGTTGGCGAGGCGTTTGGCAACTTCTGGACTGAGATTGACGACAGTGCCACCTTTGAACACGTCGTATCCTGCCATCGTCAAAGCGGATCGTAGCGCACGCGAGGCAGCCAGATCATTCGGACTCACATCTTGGCCGCTGGGCAACTTCTCGCCAATCGTCGCCACTCCTGTGCGGCGATAAGTCCTGCCCTCGTTATCGATCAGCGATGCGACCCATAGAACCTGTTTGAGATCGGGAACATATTCTTTGAAATCTACATCGATAGAAACGAATCCACCCGCTTTGCGTGCGATTGTTGCCAGTTGTTCGCTCGACAGCCAGGGCTTGCCGTCGAGCCTCAAAACATCATTCGGGTTAATGCCATAAACCTGTTGTAGCTCATTGAGCATCGAAATAGGTGCAGTACTCATAGCGCGAACCTCCGTTGAAGTAGAATTGATGCCAGAACGTAGCTGTGACCGCCGCAGTTATCGCAGCGGCCAGCAGCCGTTAAGAAAGTTTTGCGTGGTAATTTTTCCTCGCCTGAGCAGTCGCCACAGACGATCATTGTTTCAGTAACGTGCCGCTCGCTCACTAGTGGATTCTTGATGAAGACCTGCGGCAGTGACTTTTCATCCGCGTTCATAATCGGCTCTATCGATTGAAGCCAGTTGTCGAGTTCGCTTAAGTGACACGGCCCCTCGTCTGGTAGTAACAGCGTTCCCATAACTCACCTCTTCTTTTTGCTCTCTTGGCGTGATGAAAATCGTTCGAAGAGTTTTTCGACCGACACCGCTTGATTCCGCTCACGATAGCTGCTCACTGTATTGATCAGCGTATCGAGGTCACGATAACGACCGTAGCTGCCGACGCGAGCAAGTTGTATAACCCGCTCTGTGACCTCTTTCGGCTCAAAGCTCTCTTCAAGCCGTGCGCGAATTTCATCTTCAGAGAGAGTGCCGAGATTGATTGATAGTTTCAGGCGAGAATGCACGCGCTGAAGCTTTGACCCGCGTATGGTTTGGGCGAGTTCCTCTGTGCCTAACAGCACAATGCCAGTGTTCGCCTGGTTCCAGATCGTAACCAGATGGTTGATAGATTCGATCTTCAGAAAATTAGCCTCATCAATTGCCATCAGGCGAGGCTGTTCGGCCAGCAGACCTTTAGCGCGTTGCATCAGCGCATCTTTTGAACCTGTATCTATATCGCCGAGTGCGCGGCAGATCGCCGAGAGAAAGGCGCGAGGCGTCATTCCATCATAGGCTTCAATAATGACCATTCCGCCTCGCGTGTTGCGATTTGCGAAATGTCTTGTGATAAGTGTTTTCCCCATCCCTGATGGGCCAACAATATCTACGAACATTTTGCTGTCGTTCGCTTCCACAAGGCCGTGCTGAATGAGCTTTGCGGCTGTGACGTTTTCGTCTATCTCTTCGGACTTGCCGCCCTGCTCTCTGTGATCAAGCCAGCCGCGTAGACGATTCTCGAATCGCTCAAGCATTTCCTGAGAGGATGCCCACTTGCAGTTGGCATAGTTGTAGACTGTCGATTCACCCATCCCAACATTGCGAGCGCGATTCGTTTCATCTTTGCGCCTGCCGTAAAACAATTGCATTGCCCGGCTGACTTGAGAGTTAGACCAGCCGAATTTTTCTTTGAAATTGATGAGCCTTTGGCGAAGCGGTTCATCCCACTTCAAGTCCGTTCGTTGAATGCCAGTTATGAATGCTTGGTTAGCTGGGGTGTAATTAAAAGTGGGACTTGAAATCAAGCCGCAGCTTGACGTATCTCCTCCCAGTATGATTCCCACTCCTCATTTGCTCTCACAACTCTCAA